GCCCGCCGTTATTCCCGGATGAGGCGGCATCGGCCCTTTCCGTGTTCAAGGAGCTCCACCTGGTCGACGTGCTGAATCGTCCTACCCTGGGAGAAGCCGGCCGGAAGTGGCTCTTTGACTTCGTCGGCGCGATCTTCGGGGCATACGATCCGGATGCAGGGCGCCGGATGATTTCTGAATTCTTCCTCCTGATCAGCAAAAAGAATAGCAAGAGCACCGGGGCGGCCGGAATAATGATGACTGCCCTGATCAGAAACTGGCGCGAATCCGCAGAATTCACAATCCTTGCACCCACGGTGGAAATAGCCAACAACTCATTTTACCCGGCCCGGGACATGGTGAAAGCGGATCAGGAGCTTTCAGATTTGATGCACGTCCAGGAGCATTATCGGCAGATAACGCACCGCGGGACCGGGGCAACCCTGAAAGTAGTCGCCGCGGATAGCGAGACCGTCGGCGGGAAAAAGGCAACCGGCATCCTGATCGATGAACTTTGGCTTTTCGGGAAGCGCCCAAACGCCGAAAACATGCTCCGAGAGGCCTGCGGCGGGCTCGCATCCCGTCCGGAAGGCTTCGTTATCTACCTGTCGACGCAATCCGATGAAGCTCCTGCGGGAGTGTTCAATCAGAAACTGGCCTATGCCCGGGGCGTCCGGGATGGCCGCATCGATGATAACCGCTTCCTGCCGGTGATTTATGAATTTCCGAAGCCGATCCTGGATGAAAAGAAACACCTGGATCCGAAATACTTCTATGTCACAAATCCAAACTTGGGAGCCTCAGTGGACGAACAGTTCATCGTCCGGGAATTCAAAAAAGCCGAAGAGCAGGGCCCGGAATCCATGCAGGGCTTTCTGGCGAAGCACCTGAATGTGGAAATGGGACTCGCCTTGAAGTCTCAGCGTTGGGCCGGTGCCGACTTTTGGGATGACGCAGCGGGAACCGTAACCCTCGACCTGATCCTTGAGCGCTGCGAGGTGATCGTGATCGGCGGCGACGGCGGGGGCCTGGATGATCTTCTCGGCATGACTGTTCTCGGCCGTGAAACAGATACGGGTAAATGGCTCTGGTGGTCTCATGCCTGGTGTCACTCCATCGCCTTGGAGCGCCGGAAATCCGAAGCACCGAAATATCGTGACTTTGAGGCTGATGGAGATTTGACCATTGTCGAAGAGATCGGCCAGGATGTGAAGCAGTTCGGGGATATCGTCCGGAAGTGCGACGCCTCCGGGCTGCTGGACCGGATCGGGGTTGATCCGTCCGGGATAGGCGCGATCGTGGATGAGCTGGAAAACGGAGACGAAAACGGAAACGGCAAGATCGATCACGAGCGGATAGTCGGGATCTCTCAAGGCTGGCGGCTGAATTCAGCGATAAAAACGACCGAGCGCAAGGTTGCAGCAAAAGAAATCATCCACAGCGGTAGCCGCATGATGGCATGGTGTGTCGGGAACGCCCGGGTAGAGCCGCGGGGAAACGCGATCCTGATTACGAAGCAGGCCAGCGGGACCGGGAAGATAGACCCGCTGATGGCGGGATTCTCCGCCGTTGCTCTGATGGCGATGAATCCAGAGGCGAAGGGCGGAAAGTCCTCGTACGAAGGACTTTCCGCGGAGGAAATCAAAGAACGGATGGCGTTTTAGGAGGACCCATGACAACTTTGCCAGAAAAAGAATTGCTCAGGGTGGATGAGGTTGCCGATTTTTTCAGCGTGACGGAAAGAACTATCCGGGGATGGATCGAGAGTGGACGCCTGGAGGCTGAAAAAATCGTCGGAACCGTGCGGATAAAACGTGAATCCGTTGAAAAATGTCGTCTGAAAATAGCGGCGAAAAACAATCAAAGTGCTTGAATTTTAAAGCCAAAAATGGTAAGTACATAAGCATGATTATGCCTGATTTCATACCAGAAAGAGACCTTTTCAAGCCCGCAGAGGTAGCATTTTTGTTTTCCGTTTCCAGCAGGAAAGTTTACCAATGGTTGAGGTATGGAAAGATAAAATATATCAAATTCGCTGGAACCGTCAGGATACCGCGGGAAGTATGCGCGTATTATCACAATCTTCATAAGGCTTCATAGCATTTCATTTCATTTCATAAATCTTCCAACTATTTAAAATCTTAAGCGTATTTAACTTTACATCCCTTTGTTTTCCTGCCTATATCCCCTCCGTAATCAACACCCAATCCGTTCCAAAGAAAACTTGGTAAACCGGCTATGAGGTGAAAGCACTGCGAGCGATCAGGGCTTATCTGGTGTCTCGGGTCGAAGCCTTTAAAAAGGCATTCGACATCCGGGACGTTTTTTTTATTTTTGGCCTTTGCCTATTTGGATACGGCCTCTGGCTGCTTCGTCCCTGGCTTGGCTTCGCTGCCGCGGGATTCATGTTGATGCTGACCGGCTACATCATGAGGGATGAATAATGGGGATCGTGTCCCGCATGGCGAGACCGCAAGGAAACACAACAACAGAAAGGCTTCTCCGGGAGCATTTTGGGGGCGGGATTTCCTCGTCCGGAATCGCCGTCAACTCCGATTCCGCTATGCGGCTGATCACCGTTCAAAACGCTGTGCGGCTCAGGGCCACAACGCTCCAACGGATTCCCTGTCACATCATGGAAGAAAAAGACCGGATGAAGGAAAAGGCTAAAGACTTCTACCTGTACAAATTGCTCCTGCATCAGCCTAACTCGTGGATGACGGCTCCCGATTTTTGGGGGATGGCAGAGGCGCTCGTTTCTTTGCGTGGAAACTTTATCGCATACAAATCAGGAATTGAAGGCCGGCCGATCAGGGAACTTATCCCGATCAAGCCAAGCATGATCCGTAAAATCGAGCAGCTTAAAGACTATTCGATTGAGTACGAAATTCACTTCCCGAATGGCGACATAAAGCACCTGAATGAAAGACAAGTCTTTCACCTTCGCGGCCTGACGCTGGATGGATTTACGGGACTTAACCCTATCGAATACGCGAGAGAAGCGATCGGCAAAGGACTTGCGAGCGAGCAGCATCTTGCCCGTTGGTTTGCCAAGGGACTGAATCCAGGGGCGATTATCACTCATCCGGACAGGCTCAGCGCACCGGCCCATTCCAACCTCCGCGCCGTCCTGAAAGAAAAGTATGAGGGCTTGAGCAAGTTTCATGAATTCATGCTGATTGATGAGGGAATGAAAATCGAATTCCCCACGATCAAGCTGGTTGATGCTCAATTCCTCGAACAGATGAAGCTCACGGAAGCCCAAATATGCGGCCTGTTCCGTGTACCGCTCATGCTGGTCAATGGCGGCGATAAAGCCCCGACTTACGCCAGCTCCGAACAATTCATGCTTTTCTATCAGATGTTCTCGATTGATGCAGCCAGTTACGAGAGCGCAATTAGGCGGGATCTCTTAACTGAAGCCGAGCGCGGAAGGTACTACGCAAAATTCAACGTTGATGCCCTCTTGAGGGGTGATTTCCTGACGAGGATGCAGGGCCTTCAGATCGGGATAAATTCGGAGATTATCAATCCGAATGAGGCCCGGGAACTACTTGACCGCAATCCATACGATGGAGGCGATGTCTATCGGACCCGGACGAGTACGGTCAAGGAGCAGGGCGACAACAAGGGTGGTCAAGGAGGGGCGCAGAAATGAAATTCAGATACCGAAACCAGAAAAACGCAGAGGCTATCTCCCGGATCTGGAACAAGCCTCTCGACAAGCCGGACTGGTTCAAGGCGCAGGCGGCTGCCGAAGGGGATTCGGAAATCCTGATCTATGATTTCATCGGCTGGCCTTTCAATGATCCGCGGGAACTCATTGCGGCGCTCTCCGGAATGCAGAACGTGACCGTGCGGATCAATTCCCCTGGCGGCGATGTCTTTGACGGAATGGCCATTTACAACGCCCTGCAGTCGCACAAGGGAACGGTAACGACCCGCATTGAAAGCCTGGCGGCCTCTATGGCCTCCGTTATTGCAATGGCCGGAAAAAAGGTTCAGGCATACGACAACGCCATGTTGATGATTCATAACGCCTGGGTCCTGGCTATCGGAAGCCAATACGAACTGCGGGAAATAGCGGACATTCTGGAAAAGATCGACACCAATATCCTGAATATCTATTACGAGAAATCAAAAACCGGAAAGCGCGAACTCGCCGACATGATGAAGGCCGAGACCTGGATGAATGCCAAAGAGGCAAAGGAAAAAGGATTCATCGGGGAAATAGTCGATGGAAAGGCTGTCAAGGCACAGTTTGATCTTTCGGTTTTCGCAAATGCGCCAGATGAGCTTATTTCCGCTCGGGCAGGACGGGAGCTGACGGAAAGAGAAATCGAGCGGGCCCTGCGGGATGCAGGTGCAAGCCGTAGTTTTGCGAAGGCAATAGCTGCGGGACGCAGCAGCGGAAGCGGCGGCAATCAGCGGGACGTTGAAAGCCTGAAAAACAGCATTCAATCGGTAATTTCTATCTTTGGAGGTAAATAGATCATGGAAGCTATCAGAAAGATGATTGAGGACCTGGGGCGGGCTTTCGAGGCGTTCAAGGCTGAGAACGATAAGCGCCTGAAGCTCATCGAAGGCAAGGGGTTTGCGCCAGCCGATCTCGTCGAAAAAGTCGAGAAAATAAATTCCGATATCTCGCATATCACGGCCATGAAAAAGCAGCTTGAGCTTATCGAGACCGCAGTTGCCCGGGCGCAGTTCGGCGCAGGCGGCAGCACTTTGAGCGTTGAATCGCAGAACAGGCTGAAGGCTTTTAATCACCTGATGCGCCGCGGGACGCAGGATATCAAGGAACTCGAAGTGCAGGCGGCGGCTTCGACGCTCTCCGATCCGGACGGCGGTTTCCTTGTGCCGGACGAAACAGAGACGGCCATTGACCGTGTAGCGGAGACCGTATCCGCGATGCGGCGGCTTTGCACAGTGAGGCGCATCAGTAGCAGCACGTACAAGAAGCTGGTGAGCCAGGGCGGGGCGTCCTCCGGATGGGTTGCCGAAAAAGGTAGCCGTTCGGAAACCGATACCCCTACGCTTCGCGAGATCGCAATCAACACGAAAGAGTTGTATGCGGAACCTGCCGCAACGCAGGAATTGCTTGATGATGCCCGCATTGACATCAGCCAGTGGCTGGCCGATGAAGTGGCGATCGAGTTCAATGACGAGGAGGGGCTTGCCTTTATCGAGGGCGATGGCGTAGGCGAGCCGAAGGGCCTGGAGGCATATCCAACCGTAGCCAATTCCTCGTACTCATGGGGATATGTCGGGTATATCGCGAGCGGTGCCGCGGCTGCGTTTTCCAGCGCGGACAAGCTGATTGATCTTCAGCATGCCCTGAAATCGAAATACAGAAATCAGGCCGCCTGGCTGATGAATGACAACACCCTGCTCCATATCCGCAAGTTCAAGGACGGAAACGGCAATTACCTGTGGAGGCCGGGACTGGAAGCGGGGGCCTCAGAAACCCTGCTCGGGAAGCCGGTCGAGATCGATGACAACGTAGCCGACATCGGCGCCGGTACCTACCCGATCTACTGGGCGAACTGGAAACGGGCTTACATGGTCGTGGACCGCTACGGAATCCGGGTTCTGCGCGATCCCTATACCTCGAAGCCTTATATCCTGTTCTACACGACCAAGCGGGTCGGTGGCGGAATAATCATGTACGAGGCAATCAAGGCCCTGAAGGTTGCCGCGAGCTAAAACCGATAACGGGCCGGGAAACCGGCCCACTTCCCAAACCAGGAGGCAAATATCATGAAAGACCTTTACAACAACATTGCGGCCGTTTCCCTGCTCGATCCGATTGCGGTTTCGACCACGCAGACCATTACCGATATCGACTTGGCGGGATTCAATTCCTGCGTCCTGCTGATTTCCTGCGGTCTGGATGCAAGTATGTCGGCCAGCCATAAGATCGTGTTTGTCCTTTCGGACAGTGACGATGGCACGACTTATGCCGCCGTAGAAGATGCCGACATGCTCGGCGTTGAGGATATTACCGACGGGACAATCCTCAGCATAGACAACGTGAACACCGAGGACAACACCATTTCCAAGTTCGGGTATGTCGGCGGAAAGCGGTACCTGCAATTGGTCGGAACCGTAACCGGAACGACCGATCCGCCGATTTCCATCGTGCTTATCAAGGGCCATCCCCTGGACAGCCCGGTAGCCTAAACCGTCCCTTAAGTGGGTACTCCGGGCAGGGTTAGTCCGGCCCTGCCCGGGGGCAACCAACGGATAAACGGAGGAATTGAAAATGGCAGATGCATCTTATCAACCGAAAGTGTACCGGAAGCAAGGCGGGGATATTCTCGTTATCGCCAATGGCGGACAGATTCTTGTTGAGCCGGGCGGAAGCGTGATGGGGGGGAATCCGACAGGAGCCGCCGACTACTTTGTTGATCTCAACGTATCAACCTCCGGCGCTGGATCCATGCAGGATCCTTTTTCTACGGTCGCCGCAGCGATCACCGCGAGCAATACCAGTATTGCCCTGACCGCAAATCGGTGGTGGGCGCGACGGAACAGGATATTCGTCATGGGCGACGGGATTGATGAAGACCTGACCGTCCTTCCCGAGAAGTGCGACATTATCGGGATCGGCTCGGACCTCGTTCCCTAT